ACTAAGGTAGGTGCAAGTGGTACAGTACAATTTGCTTGCCCAGTTGTTAGAGAATTGGGAGGTATCACAAAAGAGTTGTGCGACGAGCGAAGCTTAAAAACCAACTTTTTAGGCACCGCAGCACCTACAGCAGGCACTTGGAAGAGAGGAGATAGAGTGTATAATACTACGCCTTCTGTAGATGGGAATAATATGGTCTTAGACCATTGGGTATGTACTGTTGCAGGCTCTCCTGGAACTTGGGTTGCTCAATATCTTTCAACAGTCAGCCCTGCTACTTAATATGAAAGCTATTTTAATTAGATATCTAAGGACCAACAAAGAAACTTTAGGCTGTTTAGTAATAAACGGCCATAAGTTTTTTGTCTTGGAGCCAACATGGAAAAACAATACTAGGAATGTGTCTTGTATACCACAAGGTTCCTACAAAGTTAATTATTTAGCTCGTTCTGCTTCGGGCAAATACCGAAACTGTTTTCACATTATGAAGGTAAAAAATAGGACTGGTATCTTAATACACAATGGTAATACAGCTAAACATACTAAAGGATGCTTTCTTTTAGGACTTAGAGTAGGCAAATTAGCAGGACAAAATGCAGTATTAAATAGCCGCAGTGCTATGCGAAAATTGAATGAAATTACTAAGAGAAAACAATTTGAATTGGAGGTAATCGATGAGTTGGTTAGTTGATATACTTGCAGGTCCTGGAGCCGCCGGGATAACAGGATTGGTTGGAGGCGTAATAACTAAGTTTACTGAGTTAAAGGCACAGCGAGAAAAATACGCCTTCGACTCTAAAATGCGTGAACTGGATATTGAAGAAGCTAAACTAGAACGCGAACATGAACTAGATTTAGTTGACAAACAAATAGACAAAGCAGAAGTTGAAGGCGCTATCCGTATTAATGAAGGAGAACTTGCTGCATTTACAGTCTCCCAAGAGCACGGCAACAAGGTAGAAGGTCTACTAAAGTTTGTGCGTCCTGCAGTAACTTCTTACTTATTACTTGCAGTAACTGCACTTTTTGCCCAAGTATGGGTAGCAGTAGGCGGATTAGAGGCTTTCGATAAAACAGAATTAGTTGTTATGCTTAAAGATATGGTAGCTGCATCTTTATACTTAACTGTGTTGGCTGTAGGGTGGTGGTTTGGTTCTAGAGGAGGTAATTTATTTAAGTCCAAGTGAACGTTTAACTTTATTAAATTCTTTTTCAAACATTTCATAGGAGTCGCACCAGAAAGCGACTCCATTATTTTTAAGATATAAGTTTAATTTATATTCTTGTAGTTCTCTAGGCACGTCATCGTCTTTAACTTCTATAGCGAAGAATTTGCCATTAGGCGCACAACAAACTATATCTGCATGGCCTGCTTTATTAGCAACGACAATCTTAATGACTACAAAACCTAAAGATTCTAAATACTTTAGGATTTTAGCCTGAAGCTTAGCTTCCGCCACTAGTAGCCTTCTCTAAAAGATTTAAATACGGGAAAACGAGGTTTATTATCTTTAGTTACTTCTTGGTATTTAAAAGTAACTGTTGAACCAAGAAGACTTTCTTTGTTCGCCCATATCTTATCTCGCTGTTCTTGATTAAATCCAGAACCTAAATCGAATTCCTCTCCTTTCCAATCCATTACCAATGCGCCTAAGGTATTACCTCCAAACATATTCTCTTGTTTGTTTGTAGTAGTATCTGCGTTGTGCATTAGTTCTTTGTAATCAACTATGATAGCTTCACTTTCAAAAAACTGCTTTAGCTTCATTAAATAGCCTTCTTTTAAAGTGCTCCGTCCAAACTTATATGGACCTAATAAACTTCGTACCATCGCGCCCTCATAGCCTTTTGCGATAAAACTATCCCATAAACTTAACAATTGCGTAGAATTTTCTACCCAATATTGATCTACAACAGAAATGCGCGGACTTTGTATTGTTCGAATAATACTAGTAACCTGCTCTATTCTTTTAGAAAAAGGCGCTTCTGCGATAATATCAAAAACATTATACGTAAAATCACAAGCTCCTTTAGCACTCATTATGCTACTTTGAACTTTATTAAAACCTCCGTTAACCATGAGCTCTCCGTCAAAAGTAGGTAAGGCTAATTTACTTAATTCTTGGCAGACAAATTCATTAGGTACTTTGTTCCATACTTTATTTTTACGATTAAACGTATGCGGTATTCCATTTAACATTACACATCTAATACCATCTAATTTAGGAGAAACAAATACAGGGTAATTAATAGTGTCTAAAGCAGGTACTTTACTATAAGCTAGCATTGGCTGTTTAATCATAGTTCTATCCTTTCAAATACAGAGTCAACAAAGTTGGTTTTATTCACTGACACAGTGTGATAAGCTTGTTCAGATATAGCTTTCTCTACAACTAAATAATGTACTGTAATAGCTTCTTTGCGCTTAAAATTTGCTTGTCTTGCACGCCGTTGCGTGTGTTTAGCTGTGCTAAAATCTTGGCTATATACAATTAAATGTTTATATTTACTTAGGTCTACTCCTTCTGCATAAGAAGTACCTTGCAATATTTCAGCATTGGCGAATATTTTCCTCAGCTTTTCTCCTTCGGCTATGTAGTGATAAAAGATAACCATATCATTAGTATCGCCCCATTCTCTTATGATATAGTCTATCTTTTCAGTATTGTCTAGCACGATATATTTATCTTCTATTTTAGCTACACCTCCTTCTAACATGTGAAGACTTACGCGCAATTTCATTGGCGTATCGCAAACAAGCATCTCTCCTTCCATTTCAGCAAGACGTTTTTTCATTAAATCATTATAAAGCTGTTTAGTGGCTTTCTTAAGAGTTATATAATGAAGTTTATCTTCTGGCTCGTGCTCGAACCCTAATTCTCGTCTAGTGGCTGTTATAAATAAATGGTTAGTTTCTTGTCTAATTAGTTCCTCTTTAGTTTTAGTATAGGTTTCCTTCATTTGGCCCTGAATCCATATCTTATTAGGCACTCCATAATCTTTAAACCATTTGTAAAAGTTTATATAATCAACCCAAGGAGACCATGAACTAAGCGCTAATTGATGGAATAACTGCTGATAGCCTTGTGCATGAGGCGTAGCAGAGATATAGATAAGAGGCAAATTCTTAGTTAAAGGCTTAATCGTCTTCCATAAACCTGAAGGCTTGGGAGAAGAAGCTATATAATTATGTGCTTCATCTAAAATTACAAGATCTAAGTCTTTACCATTTACTTTTTTAGCTTGATGATAATTAGTTACTGTATATTGCTTAGTATGTTTAAACTTTTTCAAGGTATCACGCCAACCGTCTAAAGCCTTTTTCTTAGTAACTACTAAGACTCTATTTACTGTAGTACATTTCTCTGCAACTAATATAGAAGCTAACGTTTTACCTGTTCGCTCTTCTGCAGCTAAATAAACAAGAGCATTTGCCTTTAATACAGCAAACGCTCTTTCTGCCATTCGAATTTGGGATTCTCTAGGCTTCATTAATAGTACTCGTTCATTACTGCATTAGCTATATCTATAGGTTTCGGCGGCCTCAAACAACTTTCTAGTAGTTTACGCTCATCTCGTAATATTTTTAGCTCCGCTTCTAACTTAGATATTCTATCGTTACGATAACGTATTTTATTTTGCACTTCTTTTTCAACACTCATTAAGATTCTCCTTTGACAAATTTGCACTCGTTATAGAATGAGCAATACTTAGGACTACACAAATAGTATTTAGGATTACCCCTAAACAAAATATCAGGATCTACTATATCTTCATTATACACTTCCAAAGTATCTAATAAAGTGTTAACAGTAGATTTAGCTTGAGGCACATCTATTGCTGCAGGAATTACTGTTCCTTCTGGAACTTTCTTTAAAACTACTCCATGAATCTGATTTTCTTTGACGTTTACGCCATTCTTCTCAGCTAAAAACTTATAAATAGACTGCTGTGTTTTGTAATTAGCTACTGTAGGCTTACGTTTAGTAGTTTTTAAATCTGCTATGATGCCGTCAGCTATATAATCAACCGTGCCACTAACTGCAGAAACTATAGGATGGCCTTCTAACTCTACTGTAAACCGCTTTTCAACCCCAGTAGGTATAGATACCCAAGGCACGACGTCTTCTACAAACGCTTCGGTACCTTTGACTATTTCGACTGCCGCAGTATTTTTATTTTCGTCTTTATCATACATCAAACCTTTTTGCTCTTCTTCTGAATACGCCTCCATGGCCGCATCTGTCAACTCAGACATATTAGAATCTTTAGATCTAGTCTTCATGGCGTTATTCCATAAAACTTCTGCAGCTTTATGTATAGCTGTGCCTATAGCTGCACGGGCGCCTGGTATAGAGGTACGCCCTTTGATAAATACTTGATACCATTGCTGCGGACACTGTAAAAAAGCGTCCACAGAAGAAGGCCTAATAATTATCTTACTCATTTGAAGTTCCTTTAGTCTGCAGTTTAAAATCAAATTTAGGTTTAGCTGCGGCCATAGCAACCACTTCTACTTTTTGCGGTTCTGGTACAACAATTTCTTTATTGAAATATTGCTGCATAATAGTGGCATACAAATTTTTAACTTTTTGCTCAGTTTGCTTTTTAGTGCCATTGTTGTCAAATACTATATCAGCTAAACTTGCATGCACAGTGCAAGAACTTTCAGGTTCAGGCTCACAATGCTCACTACGATCTACCCAAACAACGCAATGGAAATGCTGTTTAGAGGCCTCAAATTCTTCTATATTGCGCATGCCACAATAAATATCGTTAGTTCGCAATATTGCTCTAGTTAACCTATCTCTATGAGGTATGTTGAACTGCGTAATTTGTTCAAACCAATAGGCGCGCTTTTCTTGACTACTTCTACGATCATTAAAACACTCTTCTGCATCTTTATATGCATATTTGTCTTTCATGAGTGGAAAGAGAATTTCTTCTGCGCAAAACATAGAACTAGAAGTAAAACTAAAACCAAAATGTTTAGCTAATAATTCGCACACAAAATCTTTACCGTGCTCTTTATAGCCTAAAACTAAAATATTAGGTAAGTGTGAATTATTCATGTATGTACCTCGAATTTAATGGGATTTGCTGGATGGTAATCAATAAGTTCAAATTCGTCTGGAGTAAATGTAGTGCATTTAGTTCCAGCTAATATCTTGTATTTTGGAGAATAAGGGGCTTGGAACGATTGCCTACAATATTGCATAGCTGCTTCTGCGTGATTGGAATATATATGTGTATCACCTAACATCATAGTAATCTTGCCCGGCTTTAGCCCTACTTCAGCAGCTAAAGTTATATTCCATATTGCTGCTAAGATAATATCTGAAGGTAAACCGACCATTACATCTACAGATCGCTGATACCATATCATTTCAAGTCTATTAGTATCCGCATTAACATACCATTGGTACAATAAATGACAACAAGGCAAAGACAATTCAGCTAAAGCGTGAGGTCTCCAACCAGAGATCAACATCCTACGATCCGCAGGATTAGTTTTAAGTGTCTCTATTAGTTTAGCTAACTGATCATAGCCCTCGAAATTCCTCCAAGTGTTGCCGTAGTCCACTTTAATTGAACCATCTTTATTAGCCCACTGCCTCCAATAGTTACAGCCAAACTTTTCAAAGTCTTCTAATTTGTCTACTCCATGAATAAAAGCAGCGAATTCTCCTAATACTCCTTTATAATACATTTTACGCCCTGTTAAAATAGGAAAGATTCCTTGCTCTAGTTCTCTTATCTCTAAAGTTTCGCCGAAAAGAGAAAAAGTAGGGTAATTTCTAGTTTCTCTGCGAACTCCTTTACGCTTAATTTTGTCTATAAGACTAATATAATCTAATTCAAATTGACTTGGCATTTAGGCCTCCGTACTGTATATAGTTTTACCTGATTCTATTTCACCCCAATTAAAACCGACAGATACTTCTACCGGCATTGGTATATCTTTAATTCGGGCCATTTTACTTGCTTCACTCCACGCATCTTTCATTGCTTCTGCTAAACGTGCACAAACAGTTTTGTACGCAGATTCGTCGTTATCCATTTCAATAATGTAAGAATCGTGCACGAAATTAACTAATTTAGCATCAGTAGCTATAAGATCATCATACATATAGTGTAAAGCTAATTTAGCCACGTCTGCTCCAAAACCTTGATTTTCAATATTAAGATGATCAGTCATTAAACGGCCTTTGTACTGCCGACCAAAAGGAGTAGAACCTAATCTACCTTTCTTATGCTCTTTAATGCCGTTTTCTTGCCATGCTGCGATGCCTGCAAACAAGCGTTTCCATTTCCGCATCATTGTTCGTACTGCTTCTACTTCATGCCATTGATTAGCTTGCATTAGTAGAATTTGCTGTAGCATGGGCGCACCTCCGCCGTATAGCGCGTTAAAGTTAATTGTCTTAGTTGTCTGTCTATTATCTTTAGTCCAATTAGGCCCAAAAAACTTTTCGGCTACAATACCGTGCGCATCTTCTTTGTTATAAAAGAATTGGCATAAAGCTACATCGCCAGTTATAGCCGCAATTGTTCTTAACTCTAATTGAGCATAATCAGAGAAAATTAGCACCTTGTCTTCAGACACTCCAAAACAACCTTTCAAAGCTCTAGGCAACTGCTGTAAATTTTGGTCCGAACAAGAGAAGCGCCCAGATCGTGTAGAAGGAGCAAAGCGACCGTATATTCTACCTTCTTCAGTGTCAAATTTCTTAATAAAAGAATTTTGTTTCAACAACGATCTAACTCTACGTACTTGTGCAGCTTTTTCATTGCCAAACATAGCTAATCTAGCTAATCCTTTTGCGTCTGATTCATCCGAACCGATATAAGGTCTAACTTGTTTATAGCTATTAGCGTTAATTGGAAGCGCTTCATAGTCTATATCTATTAGATTCTGTTTTAGTTTAGCGTCTAGTTTATCTCTGTCTACTGCTAAACCATTACATTGAAAATCTAATGCACGTCGTAATGCTCTCATATCTATTTTATAAGATAAGCTATTTTCGCAATGCTTGACTTTATCATAAAGATAAAATAAATAATAGACATCTATTGCAGCATAGAGTAATTTCTGTTCGTCTAAGAATTTCCAATCTGCTTTATGCATATCTGCTTTAATAATATTAGCTTCAGCGTAAGGATCGCCATCATAAACTAAAGCAATTAGTTCATCTAAACTGTATTTGTCTAAATGAGGAAAGGCCAATCTAGCGAGCAAGAAAGTATCGCTAAACGTTTTAGGTACCCAACGAGAACCTGTTTGGGTTTGTATGGTGCTAATATCGTAAGAAGCATATTGCATTACAATATTAGTTTTATTGAAATTATTTAATAAAAGGAACAAGTCAAATATTGGCGGGTCTATCACTATCAAAGCTTGCTTCCAATGCCGTTGATAAAATTGAGCTAGCTTAATATGTCCATATTTACCAATAGTTTCAGTATCGAATGCAAGGTCTTCAGAAGGGTTTATTGCGGCTTGTACTTCATCTAAATTAACTGTTTTATAGATTGACATATCTTTATCCTATTTGGTTAAAAAGAGCCCACAACAAGCATAATGCGGGCTATAGTTGGCACTTCTTATTATTAATCTAAGCGAGGTTTGTCTATCGTAGCAGTTTCAGTTACTTCGTCATCAACTACTGCACCCATGTCGCCAGTACCTTCGAAAGCTTCTTCTACTTCAGCATCTTCAATAGCGTCAAAGCCTTCGCCAACGAATTCTACAAACTTAGTTAATTGCACTTTATTTAGATAAAAAGTAACACCAGAATTAACTATTTTGTTGCCACTTCTATCCGTTGTAGTATATATAGCCATAACGCCACCAAGTCTGCCTCTACTTCCGTTAGCAATCTTCTTATCGCCCAAGAGAACTTCAGCGCCTTTAGCGTTAAATACTTTAACAGTTTTAGGCTTGCCGTCTTTAAACGTAGTGCCAGTTTTGAAAACCACAATAACTTTTCCTGTTTCTTCATAAATAGGATCGCCATTCTCGTCCTTATTTCCTGTAGGTACCCTATGAGGATATAACCCCATAGAATCTGCTTCGGCTTTTTTGAACGCTTTTGGTTTATTAGTATTCCAAAAGTCTTTGACCATAGCAACAAATTCTGAGTGTGCTTGCTTTTCTAGGTCAAGTACCATAGAAGCTTTATACTTCATATTACCGTTTAAGTCTTCAGAGCCTTCGCCAGAAATAATAACCCATTCTAGGTCACCAATAGGAGTATCTACAAGTATAGAGGGATTTTTCGACATAATATGATATTACCTTTAAGATTAAGTTGATTTAATAAATTAGATTCTATAATACAACGTATAGCTAAAAATTAACAATAACTTTTAGCTATACTAATCACATTTCTTATAACTTAAGCTGCAGCTTCAGCCATATTGTCTAATTCTTCAGCAGAGTAAGCTAAAGCTTCTTCTAACGTGTCAGCACCTAAAGGATGAGATACAACTTCAGTGCGTTCTGCTTCGATAGCTTCTAACTTTTCAGCAAGATCAGAAGGATCGACATCACCAGAAGCTACACCATCAAGCAACTCTTCACGAGCTTTTTTAGCGTCACGTTGTTTTTTAGTCCAAATTGATTGGCCTGCTTTACTCATAGAGTTGTATCCAGAAGCAGAACTTGACTTAGTTCCGAATTCTACATGAGAAAGAGGTAGCCATTGCTTGAAAAATCCACAACGAATGTGAGTAACAACACCTTCTTCATTTTTATGGACAGTAGTAGCAGAAGAACCAGCAGATTTAGCCGAACACATTTCAACCACTTCATCCAAAATATCTGAAACAGTTTTATCTTGATTAGCTTGTAAAAAAGATACTAGGCTTGTATAAGCTTTTTTAATTGACATTATTAATCCTCATTTGATTGGTTAAGTTTGATTCACACATTAGATTTAATTATAGTTTAAATATTCTAACTTGTGTTAACTTTTAATAGATTTATTAAGACTAAATTTAGCCGTTTCTTATAACTAAAAGTTATTTCATTTTTGCAACAATATCTAGTATAATATAATCTTTAATAAATTCAGTTATATGGAGACCAAACATGGCGGATATTCACGAATTAACTAAACAACAAGCAGGCACCTTTTATACAATTTCATTTGAATTTTTAAATGATAGAAGCAAAAAACGCTATACATATAAAGTAGAAAATGAAACTTATGTTGAAGTAGGCGACTTGGTAGTTGTTGAAACTGTTACAGGGTATAAATTAGGCTGTGCTAAAGAAGTGCACGCTTCACCTAAAATAGATTACAAAGCTCCTTATGAATATAAGTGGATTGTAGGTGCAATTAGCCCAGAAAAATTCTTAGAGCAACGACATAAAGAACACAGACAAATGAAAGAATTAAAGAAAACCGATAAGCAAAAATCAAGGGTTTAATTATGCGTATGTGGATGTTACCGCCAGAAATCATGTGCAGAAAGCACTTACTAGGCGAGCATGTTGAATGTCACATGATTAACGGCGCGCTGAATAAGCAAAAGTCTTTAGAAGGTCATGCAGTATTAAATCAGTTGCAAATAAGCCAATTAGCTGCACGTCACGAAGAGTTAGCACGCGAAATGATCAGGCGTGGTTATAATCATGATTCTGACTTATTAGTTGCAGATAGTTCTTATTTATCGAGATTTACTCAACTAGCTACGGTTAACAAAGAAGCTGCACTAAATGATCTAATAACTCGTTGTCCCGAGTGCAAGGAACGGTATGAAAACTTCAAGAGCTAAGCGTAAACTAGTTGTTGAAAATACTTTAGCTAAGGCATATCAGTTACAACAAACTGGTGTGCCTATTACTCGTATTATAAAACAATTAGGCTTGCATATTTCTAGACCTCATTTAACCAATTTATTACATTACTATGATATTTATATTTCTTTGTCCGATCCTGAGCAAAAGCTAATTTTATATATGTCCTTATTTCCTCCTTGGTTAGATAACGACTATATAAAGATTCAACCTAACTCGTGGTATTACGAAGGCTTTTTTCCTTGGGGACTTTGGAAACGTGATTAAAACAATACAACCATTCATAGATTTAAACTGGCACACTGTACCGTTAAAAGGCGAGTTAAAGCGTCAATCTAACGGTAAAAAGACTTTACCTATATTTGATAAAAATTGGCGCGAAATTTATTCTAAAGAACGAAATACAAAAGACTCTCCTTTAGGTGGTGTATTAACAGGCAAGCTATCTAATATAATTGCTATAGATTGTGATAACGCTATAACGTTTAGTTTATTTCAGTCCTTAGATCCTAACTATAATTTCCGCTTTATGAGTAAAGGCAAAACTGATTCTAACGGAAATGAAAAGATTTGCGGCACTATTATATACAAATATCCTGAAGAAGAGCTAGAGAATTTTATAGTTAAAAATAATGTTATAGAGTTAGATTTCTACGCAAATGGTGGCTTTGTCTATTTACCAACAGAAGCAAATGAGACTAAACACGATTTTGAATTGTGTGAATTAAAGCAACCTCCTGCTGAAGTTATAGCTTTGTTAAAGTCTATTCAGCCTGTTGTCCTAACTAGAGATGAAGCTAAACTAGAAGACAAAATGTGGTCTTATAATTTAGCTCCACAAGTCAGAAGCTTTTTAGCTAAAAAGAAAGTAGATCCTAAGCTATTTGGTTTTTTAACGCCTAAAGATTTTCGTGACATACAAGAATATAAAGCTAAAGGTTATTTGCATCCTGAAGAAGTGCCAGAAGGTCGCGGCTCTGAATACTTATCTAAAGTAAGCGCCATTTTAGGCGCAGATAATTCTATTGATATTGAGTTGTATTACGAATGCATGGAACTAATTAATGAGATGTTTGAAGAGCCTATGTTAAAGAAAAGGCTGCAAACAACTATCTTAGATCCTATGGCAGAAGAACGTGCTAATATAGACGGCAAACCTATTTGGCAATACGATGAAAATTGGCAAGATGGTAAGCTTCAATTATTAACTAAAAGAAATGAAGTTGTAGATTTATTCTTTGATCCACAACGATGTTCTTATTATTTTGCAGATATTTTTAGAGGTAGAGTTAAACAATTTGAAAGGCCCGACGACTTCGCCGCTTATATTGCAACTACTTGCGTAGAAGCACCGCCTAAAAAAGCTATGCAAAGTTTAGTTCCTTTAGTTGATGTAGTTAGCACTCCAGCTAAAGATTTTGGATTTTTTATTAAGAATGAAGAAACTGCGTTTAATTCTTTTTATCCTACAGAAGCACTACAAGTATTTAAAGAACCTTTAACGCACAAGTCTAAATATAGTAAGCCTACATATATACTTAACTTTTTAAAGAGTTTAATTCCAGATAATTATAATAGAAATTATCTACTCAAGTTTATAAAACGTAAACTAACTTATTTCGATTATTCTCCTACAGTACTTTATTTTCTTGGTGTGCCTGGTGCAGGTAAAGACACATTTGTACATTTGATGGAGAAAATAATCGGCGGCCCGTCTTTAGCTAGACCTACAGTAAAAGAGTTTTTAGAAAAGTATAACAACTATCTGCTAGATACTTATTTTGTGCAACTCGATGAGTATGGTAATCAGCTAACTAAGTTTGACGAAAAAGAAAACGTTATAGGCAAAATTAAAGCTTATACGGGTAAGCCGGAAGTGTCTATTCGTAAGATGCGCACTGACCCTTTTCAATATGAGCATCGTGTCACTTTCATTATGACTGCGAATAAAAACCCGCTTTTTATAGAAGGCGAAGACAGACGTTTTGCTCTTTTTAATTGTCCTAATGTGTTAAAAGATGAACTATGGGTGCAAGAAGCAGGCGGCTTGTCTCTTATTCATAAACAAATGGATAAAGAAATAGTTGATTTTTGTTACTATTTAGCTACTGAAGTAGAAATGTTATCTGCAGATGCTTATCAGACTCCGCCAAATACAGAAGATAAAAAACGCTTAATAGCATCTAAATTCGGCGCTGCACAAAAGATAGCTTTCTTATTAGCTAATAGAATGTTTAAAGATTTCGAAGAGTTGTGCACAACACACGACTTACCAAACGTGCTTAGTACAGCTGCAGAAGGCAAACTCCATGAAAGTGACTTGTTCGACTTGTACTATGAAATGACGGAAGGCAAAGGCACAAAACGAGGATTAACTGTAGGAATGAAAGATTTTAATAAAGTGCCTACCACAAGAAACGGACAAAAGGCCTATTTCTATGAAATAGCGGGTTTAATGAAATATTCGGTGGAATAGCTATGTTATTATTACATATACAAGAATGTGACAACGGTTGGCACTTGAAAGAAGAGTGGCAAGACGAAGCGGAAGTATTAGAAGTCGTTAGACATTTAGTTTGTTCTGACTTTGAAGATTTAGTTAGATATTTAGCGGATGTCTACGATATTAAAAAGACCGAAACTAATAAAGTAGTTAAATTAGTTAAGGAGATTAAAGATGAGCCAAAGTGAACTAAGAGAAGATTTGTATTGTCCTGAATGTGCTAACAAAGGTATGAGGACAACTGCAGATAAAACCGAATCAGGTAGAACTAGGTATAGATGCCCTTCTTGCGGATTTAGAACAGTTAAAGTTATTTACACTAAACCACAAATACTACCTAAAACTCGTGTAACAGAAATAAAAAGGAAACGCAGATTCTTAATAACTAGTGCGGTTAATGATACGCCAGTAGTTGCAGATGCGCATAAAACTTGGCTTAAAATAGCAAGAGAGTTAAACGCTTGTTATTTAGTTATTCCCGGAGTGTACAAAAACCCTGACTTAAAGCATCAAGGCATTATTAAGCAATATACTTGGCCTAAAGAAATATTACCTTATATTTGTAATGTAGATATCGAGCTAAATGAGAATTTAGTTATTCGCGGGGAAACTAGAATACAGTATACAGCGATTAATCCTTTAGAAGGAATGAATCACGCAGGCGACATGAAATCTGAAATATATGGGCATCCTCAAGTTGCAATGGAAATGGTGGCAACTCCACATAATCACTATCCTAAAATGTTACATACTACTGGTTCTGTGTCTGCGCCTAACTATGGAGGATCTAAGAAAGCTAAAAAAGCAGAGTTCCACCACTCTATTAGTGCGTTATTCATAGAAGTTGAAGGCAAGAAGTTTTGGACGCATGAAGTACACTTTGACGGCACAGGCGCGCATTTATTTGATAAGTATTACTCACCAGGCAGAAAAGTTAACGGTAAAGTTGCGGGCATGCTAGACGGGGATACACATATAAAGAGGTTGAGACCTAAAACTAAAGAATTACTGTCAGAAATAGCTAAAGCAGTAAAACCTGAGCATCGAGTCTTACAGGATGTACATGACCACTACATAGGCTCACACCATGCGGAAGGAAAAGTACTTAGTTCTCTGACTAGAGTTTACAATAAAGATTTTAGCATACGAAAAGAGTTAATGTTGTCTATAGACTTTTTAGAAGAGATAGAAAACGTTACTATAGTCGATTCTAACCATCATAGACATCTAGATCAATGGTTTAATCGTTTTAATCCAAGAGGCTCGGACTTAATCAATTTAGATTTATATTTTGAGTTGGGTTCGTTAGCTTGTAAAGATATTAAAAAAGGAGGAGACGGAAATTTATTTAGATTATTCGTAGAAAAGTATTGTAAAAATAAAGTTAGATTTATTGGCGGTAACGACGATTTCGATATAAGGGGTATAGACTGCTCTCAACACGGAGACATAGGACCTAATGGAGTCAAAGGCAGTGCTAGAACCTTTAGTAAAACTGGCCGCAAAACTGTAATAGGTCACGGACATACTCCAGGCATTTTTAAAGGGTGTTATCAAATAGGAGCATCAGAAGATCGTGCGCATTTCGCTGTTGGCTATAGCAGTTGGATGAGTACTCATTGCTTTATATACGATAATGGAAAACGCGGATTATTTAGTATAATTGACGACAAACTAAGTCCATTAATGAGGGAGTTAATTAAATGAATGAAGATATTTTAGCTTATACTATAGAAGCTAAAAAGGAAGAAAGAGCAGAAATTGCTAGGCAAGTAAAAAACTTTTTAGCTAACGGAGGTAAAATTCAATCCGAACCTTATATTACACCTAGAGAGGCTATGTTAAAGCTTAAAGCTCAACGTAATGCAAGTGCAGATACTAGACTAGATGCTTGGATAAAATGAGCTTTGACTTTGATGATTGGATAGAGGAGTCGCTTTCTACGGAAGGCGATTCTTTATTAAACGTATTAAATATAACTATTGAAGAGGACAGTATAGAATGGATTTGTACCAACAATATATCCATATTTCTCGATACTCAAGATGGAGAGAAGATTTGGGAAGACGAGAGACATGGCCAGAAACAGTACAAAGATATATAGACTATTTTGATAATCGAACTAATAAGCAATTTAGTTCTGTGTTACAAGAGCAAGTTAAACCTGCTATAGTTAATCTAGAAGTAATGCCGTCTATGCGTGCGCTAATGACTGCAGGACCTGCATTAGACAGAGAAAATTTAGCTGGGTATAACTGTTCTTATATAGCTGTAAATACTAAACGAGCATTTGCTGAAACTTTATACATTTTAATGTGTGGCACCGGTGTGGGCTTTTCTTGTGAGCGGCAAGAGATCTCGAAGTTACCTAAAATACCGCAAATTTTAGAAAAAACTGGAGATACAATTGTTGTCGAAGATAGCAAAAAGGGCTGGGCGAAAGCTTATCACGCGCTTTTTAATTATTTGTATAATGGCAGTGTTCCGGACACTGATTTCAGTAGGTTGCGACCGGCAGGTGCAAGACTTAAGACCTTTGGTGGCCGTTCATCAGGACCTGAACCATTAAAGCGGCTGTTTAACTATACTATTATGACTTTTCAAAAAGCAGCAGGACGGAAGCTAACTAGTATTGAAGTGCATGATTTGATGTGTATGGTAGGCGAGATAGTCGTAGTAGGAGGCGTACGTCGCAGTGCCTTGATTAGCTTAAGCAATCTATCTGATCAACGTATGCGTGACGCTAAAATAGGTAACTGGTATGACGCAGATCCTCAAAGAGCATTAGCTAATAATAGCATTGCATATACTGAAAAACCGTCTTCTGAAATCTTTATGGAGGAGTGGTTAGCCTTAGTTAAATCTAAGTCTGGAGAGCGGGGTATTTTCAATAGAGCTGCAGCAGCAGAACAAGCAGCTAAATGGGGAAGGCGCTCTCAATATAGGCATTACGGATGTAATCCTTGTTCAGAAATAATATTGCGAGATAAACAACTTTGTAATTTGTCTGAAGTCATTATTCGTCCTAATGATAAGTTGTCTGACTTAAAGCGCAAAGTGCGTATCGCTACTATTTTAGGTACGTTGCAAGCTACGTTAACAGATTTTGATTTTGTATCTGAGACATGGGCGCTAAATACTAAAGAAGAGGCACTGCTTGGCGTTAGCTTAACGGGTATTATGGATCATATAGTTATGGCAGGACAACGGAGTAAAGCCGCTTTAAAAGAAATACTAAATGATCTTAGAGACCATGCAAGAGAAGTTAATCATGAGTGGGCTAGTCTGTTAGGCATTAATCCTTCTACTGCTATTACTTGCGTTAAACCTAGTGGTACTGTTAGCCAATTATGCGATACTGCTAGTGGTATACACGCACGGCACAATCAATTCTATATAAGAACCGTCAGAGTAGATAAGAAAGATCCTTTATACCATTTTATGAAAGACAAAGGTTTTCTTATAGAAGATGAACTATATAGACCAGATAGTACTGCAGTGGTTAGTTTTCCTATAAAAGCACCAGATAACGCAATTACTCGTAATGATATGACTGCAATAGAAGCATTGGAGCTATGGTTGTTGTATCAACGAGAATGGTGTGAGCATAAACCTTCTGTTACTATTACAGTAAAAGACCACGAATGGTTAGAAGTAGGTGCGTGGGTATACGAGCATTTTGACGAGGTATCTGGCATTAGTTTCTTGCCGCATACGGATCATACGTATATGCAAGCACCGTATCAAGACCTTACTGAAGAAGAGTATTATGAGTTCATTAATGCTTATCCACAACCTAAAATAAATTGGTTCGAACTAACAGAGTATGAAAAAGAAGACAATACTGTATCAGCACAAACTTTAGCTTGTAGTAGTGGTTCATGCGAAATCTAGAGTGGCCTGATCTAAAATTACCGCCGATCAACTTATGGTCGGCGCCTTTATTGGAGCATAAAATGAAGACTATTAATGTCATTGCTGCAGTTAGTTTAGACGGTATCATTGGTATTGATAACGATATACCATGGCATTTGCCTGAAGACTTAAAACGCTTTAAGCGATTAACTTTAAATAAAACAGTTATAATGGGGAGGAAAACCTTTGAAAGTTTAAACAATACACCTTTACCAAATAGAGCTAATATTGTTATCAGTTCTAAGCCTATAGAAGTTCCTGGAGTGAGGCAAGTTAATACACCAGAACAAGCATTAGAACTAGCTAAAACAATGTCTAACGAAATATTTATTATAGGTGGAGCGAGAATATACGAATATTTTTTACCTCTTGCAGATAAAATATATTTGACACGCGTTAATTTGTTCGTAGAAAAAAATACGAATACTTCGCCTAGTTTAAATACAGTACACTTTCCTTGGCATAGTGGCTACTTTGTTTCTTCTAACTATAAAGTAGAAGTAGCCTATCCTTTAGCAGACACTCATGAATATATAACCTATACTAAAATTACGGAGAATGATTTATATGAATAACCAAGATAGAATTAAAGAAATGCTTGCTATGCAAGATAAGTTAAATCAAAAATGCTCTTCAAAGGATTGGCGCACAGCAGGCCACGACCATGCTATGGCCATCTTTGCTGAATGTGGAGAACTAATAACAGAGTTAGGTTTTAAATGGTGGAAACAGCACGAGCCAGACTATAACAACGTTAGAATAGAGTTAGTTGACATTTGGCACTTTATTTTGAATTACTGTATTGTGCACGGTCATAGTGACTTTCTAGTAACTAATATAGATGAGCTAATAAAAGCTTCTTACAAATTCCTGCCAAATAGCGAGCCTAAGAATGGTATGATTGAGACTGTGCCAGATGAAGTAATCTGTGAGAAAGTAACTGAATGGTGCGGCAGACTTATTAATAAAGAAGAACTAAACATTCAAGAGTTTTTAGCTTTCTGCCTTAATTATGGCTTAGACTTTGCTGAATTATATTGGTTCTATATGATGAAGAACACTCTTAATGCGCTACGGCAAAATGAAGGATATAAAGACGGCAGCTATATTAAAGATTGGAATGGTATTGAAGATAGTATTGCAGCTGTGAGATTATGGGAAGACAATAAAGAGAAACCTTTTAGTGAGTTCTACAGCATTTTAGAAAAACATTATAGAACTCACATTAAGCCTCAAATTATTTTACCTGCGTAAGCTCAGCGTGATCTAATAACCACACGACGTCATATTGACTAGAAGGGATATTGTTACTAATACAATAATATTCAACTAAAAATATGGCGTCGTGTAGGCTAGTAGCATCGGCTATCATCTTACTTAATACTTCGAAGTGTTGCTCTTTTTCCTTTCTTTGGTTTGCCTTTGCTCTTGCTTTTCTTTTGTCTGGAAACTTTATTACGTTCGATAGCATCTTCCCGCTCCTTAATTTTATCTTCGATAGGTAAATTAGGTAAAGCTTCTTTAGCTTCTTTATACTCTGCTGCATTAAAGAAAGCCTCCTCAGCTTGTCGTTTAAGATAACGTCGTACTGCTTTTGCCCATCCATACTTGCCTGCATCTACTCGACGTTGTTGTACTGCTACTGCTTGTTCGTAAGATCTAATCATGTCATTTTCCTCTTTAAAGCTGAAATTGCATCTACACAATACTTAATTTGAAATTTACAGTCGTCTAAAGCGTTATGCGTTTTATTAGACCAGTCATATTGCTTTAAGTCAATACCAGATAAGTCTATTAGTGTTCTAATGTCTCGCACTTTTTTGTACGGCAAAAGCCTAAATCCTGTGGCTTTCAAGTAATTCTGAATTATAGGAATGTCAAAAGTACTATGACTCCAAACACCTAATATTTTATGGCCTCGTATAAAATGGTTAAACGATGCCATAGATTCTTGAACAGACCAAGAATTAGATAATAACTGTACAAATAAGTCTTTGTTTGTAGCTATCCACCAATCAATTGTACGTTGATCCCAACTAAATCCGTGTTGTAAGGAATCTATTAAATCTATATTAATAGCAAATTCGTCATAAGTATCTCCTGTATAGCGATCAAACCAAACTCCAGCAAGTTGAATCATAGCAGCTTGCTTTGTGTCAGTAGAAACAGTTTCAATATCAACCATTAAATCTAATTTCATATCATTTTCCTTTGGGCCAACAATACTTCTGTTTGACCTTCATCATAGGTTGTAAGCTATCGTCTAGTTTAGTTAATGTTGCATGCTGTTGCTCGTTTTGAATACCTACTAACCATAAAGCATCGTCAAAATGAATACAATTAAGCGTACCGACTTTACGCACCTGCCTAGTAATTAAGTTACCATGATGCAACAATTCTACTTCTTCCTTTAATAACCAAGCCATGTTATTCCTCCTTAAGGTTTAATTAAATTAATGTGATCAAAGAAGACAACACAATTGCATACATAAATAATAGCACTGGGAAAATCTTCTTCATAAACGGCTAAAGCAATTCCTACGCAATGAGCTAAAAGTAGTATTACAGTTAAATATAACATCATTCCTCCTTATACTCTATAGCTAAGAGCTCTTTCTTCGCTTGCCGTACTTCTGCAAGTTTGCCCATTAACTCCGCTTCTCTGTCGTTATACTTCGACAACATTAAGTGTAAAGCGGCTTCTTGATGCTCTTTAGTTAACTCTATCTCACTTGGATCTATGTCTCTAATATAGATCCAATGACCGCGCATATCAACATCAGTAATATCAAAGTGAGTTGCTTTGCCGTTTTTAGCTAGACCTTCTAAATCTGTACAATATAGTTTATATGTCATTCTATCGCTCCGTATAGTTTTCCAATTTCATCTAAATGTTTAGGCCAAGTTTCGACCTCTTCGTCATCATGCATACACTGCAAATCTGCAAGCATATGTATAACATCATTAGATAGCTCAATTCCTGATTTGCTCAAAGCTTCTTGAACGAGTTCCATTTCTACCATCTTACCTTCTAGTTTCTCGCTGTAGGCTTCATCTGATATTAAACAACCTACTGCACACTGAAGCCCGGAATGCATTTTATACATACAGCTATTATCGCTAGACACAGCTGCTTCACCTTGAGTAAGCAAGTGCTCTCTAACTTTCTCAAATATCTCTTGAATGCTCAATCTAAATTCTCCTTAAAATATTGGTCTAATAAAGGTAACAATTTGCGCTCTGTATGAACATAATGCTCTAACCGCATGTACTCTGTGCCATTTAAAGATGCTAATAAAGAGTTGTTTTCATCGTTGTTAATATCTTGAGTTAATTCAATAAACCTAATTAAACAATTAGCTTGTAGATCCTTTATATCATCAAAGTAATACGTAGTTGATGACAAAGGAAAGCCACATCGATACGCTAATGTCCTATGGGTTATCGCTCTAATACCCTCTTTAGCAATAATGTTTATGCCTGTATCTAACAACGCATTAAGTCGATTGTTACTATTTACTCTCGTTACTCGTCGCATTTATTTCTCTCCTCTGATTAAGAACGTTTAATACTTCTTGCTCGATAAACTGTTCAGCTTGATTAAAGCTATACCGTCTATATATTGCCCACACTTGGGACCAAGTTTGAGACCAATTCTCTTTATTAGCTTTCTGAGCTGCTTGCCAGGCAACTACAGTTGCATATAAGTCTAAAGCAGTCCAAGCTTGTATATGGGTATTAGGTAGCCATTGAATAGTCTTAACTAATTTCGCGGCATAACCATACCCAGCAGGACTAGAAGCCAGTTGCTGTAATTTGTCTTTAATCGGCTTAGGTAGTATCTTGCGATTCTCTAAAACAAAAGACAAAATTACAGCATAGTCTTCTTTAGTTACTTTAGGTTTCAATAGAGTAATAACTTGTCGAGCACACCAATAACATACAGACTTATAAATCGGTTGCATATCAACTTTAATAAGGTAAAGTAACTCTTTTGAAGCTAACTTATTACCATCAAAGTCCATTACTCCATTAGGTTTGCATAAATATAAGTTATTACCAGTAGCCCATCGCAAAGCCTCAACTAAAGTCTTATAGCTTTGAGGGCCTATACTCCCGACTTTAGGTGCTATATGAGCATACTGCCTAATGTTTAATAAGTTTGATTCCTTTCTAATAACGTATGATTTCATAATTTATTCCTTAATCTAATATAGTAATAATTAATGCCGGCTTATCTTCAACTCTAGTATCAATAACGTAACTAATCCAATTGCCGTACTCAGACTGTATGGCTTCTATTAACTGCTTTATAGTATTCAGAGTTGAAATTACGATATGCACATCTCCTTGAGAATTACGAGTAATAATAAACTCGTCGGGCACAGAATTTTTAGCCAATTTTAAATAACATTTAAGACAATAAAAACGAGTCCCAAAATTGTCTAGTGCGCGTCCGCTGCGAAAGTCTTTTAGTTCCATAAACGGATTAGTTGCATAAGGCAAACCTAAAGAGTTAAAGTCTCCTAGTAACTCGTCGGGCCTCATCGCCTTACTTGACTTACGAGATATGTCATAATCCTGAGGTATTGCTTCCCAATCTACTTCTATAGTTGCTAAACACTTCTGCCATGTGTTTAGCTTTGATTTGCTCAAAATCCGCTCCCAACTCGTTTCTATAGGTGTTAATAACTTCTGCCTATATCTCTCATAGTCTTCAGAGCTGTTAACAGGATCTAAAGGACGTTCGGGCAAGGGGTCTTTGTGCTCGCCTAATACCGACTTGCCTTTAAAGTCTGCTTTATTCTCTAAAGGTATAAGAGTTATAGGACAAAGCTCTCTGTTCATATAATCTTTCACTAGTTACTCCTCAATGTTGTCATAGCCAATGCCGTCTTCGCGTGGGACTATTTTAGCTTTACGCTCGTCTATAGCTTTCAGCTCGTCCTTCAAGTCTTCAGCCTCAACAGCACCCATTGCAAAGTCGCTCATTAGCTCATCGCGATCCAGTTTAGCTTGCCGTTGTTGTTTAGTCCAGCGACTCTGGCCCTCTTTACACATGGTGTTATACCCAGAAGCAGACTTCTGTCGAGTTGTGTAGCCCACAGAGATAGGCTCCCACTTCTTATGATAATAGCAGAAAATATGGGTTGTATTACCTTCATCGTCTTTAAGGAAAGTTTTTGATGCTTGTTTAGCACCTGCTATCTTTAAGATTTCTGGCATTAAAGATTCAATAGTCTCATGCTTATTCTGATTTAGCAGGTCTATTAAAGGTTGAAATTGCTTTTTGATTTTCATAAGATTACCTCGATGTTAATGTCAATGTTTGATTTAATAAAAATTATAGAACAAACTAACTAATAAAGATACAAACTTCTTAGATTAATTCGAACTAAGGAAATAGCCTCTTATAACTTTCTCTTAAGCCTTGAATCTGCTCAAATTTTATACGTGCAGCATGATCTAAATTATGCTTACGTAGAATTGCAAACGTTCTAAGCTCTTTCTGTATACGATGTAGACAATATTCTTTACTTAAGTATTTCATGTTGCGTTCCTAATCTAAGTAGTTCTTTATCTGAGAGATTATTCAAACCTTTGCACTCATATCCATCTAACAATATCTCTTCTACAAATTGCATTAGATCTACATTAGTTGCAATGTTCTCTAATTGCGCTTCGAGAATGTTGTTGATGAGATTGGCTCTATACTCTTTAGTGAAGATTGAATTATTGCACATTTGTTTGTCCTTATTTGTTTTCAAAAAATTCATCTAGATCTAAGCCATAAAATTTACTCAATCTCAACAATTCTTCGTCTGAAAAATTCTCTAAACCTTTGCAATCGTATCCTTGCAATACAATAGTTTCTATGCATTGTGTCGTCATTTCTTCCATGCGAAATTCGAAAAGTATATTAAGCAAGTCCGCTCGTTGTTCTTTAGTAAATATTGAGTTGTTACACATTGGTTGTCCTCTTAAATTATCTTAATTTGTTCGCTCTGTTATTATTAATATTAGGTTGAATTTATTTAAAAGTAAAATATTATTGTGTTATTTTAACTTAAAAGTAAGTAACTAATTGCTATATACAATTTATCTTAGAAATCAAGGAGTTATGAATTGACGTGCTCAGAGCTCCATATTTGGCCTGTGAGAGCTAAAAATTTGGCCCTGATGTTTATACTCGGAACTAAATTAAATCTGATAATGGACGAATATGGAGACCTAAATTTGAGATTGAAAGCTAAACTTTATATTCTGTGTGGATTTTTTTTAGACTTATAGCAAATAGTTCCGAGAATTTACTTGTTAGTACAAAATAGAATAAGGGTTATTTGTTAGCGACAAAATGCACTTTGTGCTATTTGTTAGGCCAAATCCAAAAAATCCAAAGTATATTCGATGTTTAGATTTGAGCGATAGCACTTATTAAAAATGAAATGACTTTCGGTTATATTAGGAAAGTACTTATGACAAATCGGAATATTAAAACAGGCTTCGTTTTCAAAGTGTAAAAAAAACTGACGCAGGCATACGCACGATATACTGTATAAACACACATACGACTATAGTTCTACAAAATTTTTGTTAACGGAATCAATAAGTTAGAGAGGTATACGCAGGGTTACGCTGGCATACAAGATCCGAATAAGATGTATACACAATTTCCATATAAAAATCAATACTTTAGGAACCGTATACTCCACGTTTAAAAAATCCGAAAAATCCAAACTCCCGGTTTCCTTATATTTATATATAGCTTAAAAATGTTCCAGTAGGTCTATAAGATATATAGATTATATGAAGAGTATACTTTGGATTTTTTGGATTTATACTAACAAGTAGACGAACCGACTCATATATCAGTTAGTTCGCCTACTTATATCAGTTAGTTATACCAATTCGACAGTGAATTTGTCTATGCCATAAACTTCTTGCATATCAGATAGAATGATTTGATAATGCTCAGCAAAGGCTTCAGCATTTATATACGCTGTTATAAATCGACCACTTCTATTCACTTCAAAACATTCGCCATAAGTTTCTTCAAATAAGTCAGCATCATCTGCATCAAGCATAACTAGTTTAATCTTTAATAACATAATCATATTCCTCTATATTAGTTTAAACGCCTTTGATATAGTAAGACCAGAAATAATACATAAACCGTATATAACATAAATCATATTATTTCTCTCTCAAAAGTAAGTTTATATTTAATTAACTTATATTTTAATTATAATATAAAAGTTGAAATTGTAAAATATCAATTTACTATAATAAAATTAATTCTTATAACTTACTTTATATTAATATTTATACAATAGTTGTTAACAAAATAAATATATTGTTTATTTACTAGTCTATAAGAATTGAATTTAATATGTCATTTGGCTATAAGAATAAGAATTGAATTTAATATGTCATTTGGCTATAAGAATAAGAATTGAATTTAATATGTCATTTGGCTATAAGAATAAGAATTGATGTTTTTATAACTAAAAAGAATAAGAATAAAAAGTAAGATTCTTATAACTTTTTGGAATTTTTAGGCCCTAGGGAGGTTTGGCTTAAGAGTTAATTTTACGAAATTGGCTTCGTGGATTTATTTTGCTTTAGTATTATTAAATTTATTAAGTTAATTTTACGAAATTGGCTTCGTGGATTTATTTTGCTTTAGTATTATTAAATTTATTAAGTTAATGTTGTATTAAATTTATTAAAAACGTCTCCTAAAATATCTCAAAGTGCTACGCCGTTAAACACCGAACGCTGTTCAGCCTTCTTCCCAACTTCCGAGGATTTAAACACTAACCCTAGATGTTGGTGGCAGTATTGAACCATATACCTGATAGTATCAGCGCCGTGAGCATATTCATTACGCTTAGGTTCGCTGTTCCAAACTTCTAGTTCCTTATTCCATTTTTTAGTATAGTTCATGAAACATAAATCTAGATATACGCAAGTTTCTTCTATATACACATGTGGCATAGCTTCTCGAACAAGCTCCACGCCAGTTGAAACTCCTTGCTTATCCAAAACGATTGTATTATTTATGCCATAATCGTGCAGTATCTGCTGTCTTGTCCTACCGTGTTCTTCACTTAGATCCACTACCAAAGCATCGTGAGGCAGTCCAATCTCAACTAGATCCCATGCTCGCTCTTTCTTTAGTTCCTTTAGTTTCTCTGCATAATGCTTCAACCCTTCGCCTGAGTTATAATATTCATGTATAATTCTGATAGACGTCTTGAACACTTGAAAGAAGGTTAATACAGTGTAGTCGTTACGACCCAGGTCCATTACACAATACACAGGCAAATTTCTATCATAAAGCCCTACAGTCCTTCGGCCGCGCCTAATAACCCATTCTAAATACTTCTTAGCCCAATATGTGCCGTCTTTAGCTGCAGCAAAGGCTTCTTCAGGAGTTGCAGGGTATTCTTGGTGGATATCTCCTTCAAGTTCACGTTCTTGCATAATCCAGAAATTCTTTTGCTCCGAAGTCAGCTTACGGCCTATCTCGCCTTCTAGTTTAGTGAAGTAGTCCTTAGCTGCTTGGTGTATCTCCTGCGGTTCAAACTCAGCACAGTCTGGATCATCAAGCCACGGAAGAAATACAGGCAGGAAGTCCTTCGTTGCAAGATTAGCTTTGTTGGAATGTGCCACCGCCTGATCCCACATAGTCTTGAACATATTAGCACCCTCAGCCGTACTTTCCACCGCTCCAATATTGCCCGCACCAAGCGCCTGCAATGTGCCTGTTTTGGTTTCTTTAGCTCTGTCTGGATACTTGTTAGCGATCTTGCCCAGTTCTGATATGTGCAATCGGTGTAATGTTGCTGATCTAAATGACGTTCGAATGAACAAACTACTATTATTATTGAAAGCCAGCTCACTTGTATTATCCTTAACTAATTTTCTATCTAAAAAGCTTTTAACGTCTGCATCTAGCTTATCCCATAAGTATTTAGTTCGCTCTAACAGTAGTGACGCGGCTTCTTTATCTTGAGCCATTAATCCGCAGTTTAGGTTCGGCAAGAATATCGCGTCGTCGCTATAGGACACAAGAAACAGTGTGGAGATGCCTTGTTGGCGAGATTTCAGGATTATAAGACGAGGATGCCTAAAAAGGTGGCTATAAACAAAGAACTGCGCTCTGTTCATCTTGAACAAGCAAGGTTCACCATATTTATCGATGATATAGTAAAGGTTATTAAGTCGCCATAGTTTCGAAGGCAAGTAGTTCTTAATTAAGTCTTCAGCGTTTTTAGGCTTTGTATTAAGAAGCTCCCACACATAGCTATGCTTAGGATACCATTTATTGAACTCTTCTTCTGTTATTGCTATACTCATTCAGAATACAAGTAATCCTTAATGTCGTCCTTTAATACATCAACAGCGCCTAGAGCCATATAAGGATTAATTATATTGCCCATATAAGAGTAAATCCGTGCGTCTGCTTTTAGTGCAGCTCCTACAAAGAAGTGAATTTCTCCTCTTTTAGCTTCTTCTAATAGCTGTTCGAAATAACCAATTATTTGTTGATTACTTTGACAATGGAATTTAACTATATCAGCCATATTTAGTCCTTAAGGAATTTTTCAAAATTACTGTTTATGTTATTTACTTGCACATTCGCTTGCTTAGCAAAGAACGCTGTTTGTAGTTTAGTTAAGGCTTCTGTCATTACTAGAATACTTTCAATACAAGGTGCGGATATTGCGTTAGCATTGATTTGCTTCGCTATGCGTCTAGCAGATTCAACTAATTCTTGCTCTAATGCCCTCGCGCCAGATACTTCATCAGATAACTCATTTAGCTTATCTTTTAAAGGCTGTATTTCACCTTCGAGTACTTCTACCGCTGGAGCTAATTCAGTATGGACGTTTTCTAGAAGAGCTTCTACCGCGGCTTCATCTAAATTGAATAATTCTTGTAAAGTGTTATTTTTTTCTGCTTTAGCTAAATCTTTATTTAGCTTTAACGCTTGAGAGTAAGAGATACCTAATAACTCCGAAGTTTCTCTAGGAGTCTTGCCGTTTTTGAGATGCGCTAAAGCTATTAGCTTAGTCTTTTCGGTTATCTTCATTTAGTTTGTCTGCTTCTATATACTGCTTTATAGCCTGTAAGACAGTCCAACTAAAGCTTATACCTCTAAGCTTTGCTCGCTTTTTTAGTTTCTCTATTAATAACATGTCTGCTTCATTTTTAGCAGAAAAAGAATATACTTTGTTCATACAACTTATTTTAATAAATTTATTTTATTTTGTATATAATATGATATAATAAAATTACGTAAAATTAATTTCGGAGCTAGAAATGGACGAAAACGAACAAAAAGACGATAAAAAAGAAGCTAAAGCACCAACAATACAAGATCAAGTAAATACTTTGCTTGATTCTATGGTCGAAGAAGATGGTAAGTATGTTATTCCTGAAGACAAACTTAAAGACTTGCCTGAAGCTGTAGTATACGCAGCTAAAGTAGAGAAGCGCTTTAGGGATACTCAATCCGCATACACAAAAAGCAGGCAGAAGTTAAAAGAGTTTGAAACTGTTAACAAAGAGCTAACAGAGCATGTCATTAAGAATGCTACTATGCATCTATCACAAGATGAACGTGATGAGTTAGACGATCTTAGAACGTCAAATCCTGAAGCATGGAGAGAGAAACTTAACGAGCATGAACAGAAAGCGAAAGAGCTTCAGTCTAAGAAAATTGAAGAATTCCAATCTAAAGGCAAAAAAGCAAGCGAAGAAGAATTGCGCAAAACGGCGTATAATGAGTTTAAAGAGCGAACAGGAATAGAACTATCTGATCAAGTCATTGAGAATGAGCTTCCTGCTTCTTTTATGAAGAAAGTAGAATCTGGTGAGTGGGCTTTTGACAAGTTCCTTTTAGAGACAGAAAAGTATCTGTCACCTAATAAAAAGATTAAAGGTTCGGATGAAACTCCTACAGATAAAGGCACTAATCTTAGTAAACTTCCTGGAGGTTCAACACCGTCATCAGACGCTGTTGAAGCAGATGCCGCGATATCTTATAGCAACGAAATATTCTAATCTCCCTTTTTGTCGGTACTGCGACAGCCCTCTGTTTGGTGAGGGCTTTTTTATTCGCAAGTAATAATAGTAAATTAAAGAAAACTGAATAAAAACTTTTACTTATCTAAAAATTCATTGTATAATAAAAAAGTATTGTAAGAGTACTCCGTTACGACACTCTTCTTTGCTACAGCTAACTGAAAGACATAAAGTTGCCTACTGTAGAAAGTAATTCGTAACCGAGGTCTAAGTAGCTTAGCAGAAATAATAATTTAAGCTATCTATTTAGAGGAAATTCTTATGACTACTGCTGTCGTTTCTCTTTCGAGCGACTTGAAGCGTAAGAAATGGATGCGTGAAGGCCTTATTCAGGCTGCATCTAAAAGCTTCTGGTCTCCTATGACCGGCAATAGCAAAGACGCAGTTGTTTATCAAGTTAACAACTCAAATGCTGCTGCAGGTCACACTGTTGTATTTGACTATTCCGGTAACACCACTGGTAAAGCTATCAAAGGCAAAGATACTGCCTATGGTAAAGGTCAAACTAAACGTAAATTCTCTGATAAAATCACTGTTGATCGATATCGTCTTGTTGTAGATAACGGAGACGAGTTTGATGGTGTTGATATCGGCGATCTTTCTATCACTCAACATAGTGATTCCCGTTCTAAGCTTGGCGATCAATTCATTCGCTTTAAAGATCAATCTTTATTCGATGCTGCTCAAGGTAACCTTGGCCAGACTCCTAGTCACATTATTGATCTTGGTACTACTTTCACTTTCGGCGATTTGCTGGATATTGAAAAAATCCTTAAAACTTCTAACGGCTTTTCTACTGGTTCTGTACGACGTCCTCCAGACCCGTATATGACTAAAGACGGTGAGCCTGTTTGGATTATGGTTATTGATGCCGCTATGGCGAACCTCCTTCGAGCAGATACTTCTGGTTATCAGACTATTGTTCGTTCTGGTGATGTTCGAGGCAACAACAACCGTAATATCAAAGGAGTTATCGGAAAGCTTGGCTCTCTAATGATTGTTGAAGCAAGTAACTTCTTCGGAGAAACTGCGGGTTCTACTCCTTCTTGGAATCTTGACGACTCTGAGATTGAGATTGCAGGTCTTCGACAGTACGCTGGAGCTACTCCTGCTTCTGCTCCTTGGACGGGTCAAACCGGCTTCGACTATGCGCATGCCAATCTTCACTCTCGTGGTATCATCATGGGTGCTGGTGCATTGCAGCTTGCGTTTGGTAAAATGCCTGACTACAAATACCAAGAGTCTACTGACTTTGGTATTACTTCTGAGTCTGCCGTTGAATTTTGGATGGAAGCTCAAAAATGTAACCTTACTGCTGAAAACACTGATTACAAACAAGCTAAAGTCGCTTCAATCGACTACGGTGTAATCGCTGTTGACGTAGAAGTACAATAAGGAGGAGTTGAATAATGGCGACACAAAATTTGACTCGTAATGCAAAGCTAAACAAGAAGAAAGGCACTAGAGTTGCTTGTTGCACTTTAGATTATGCTGATACTTCTGAGTTAGATATCACCACTTCAGCGGATGCTTATGAGCTTTTTGTTGCTCCTAATGACTGCTATATTACTAAAGCTGAAATGTTAGTTCTTACTGCGTTTGATTCCGCTACGTCAGCAGTTGCAGATGTAGGTCTATCAGGTGGCGACACTTTGATAGATGGCGCAAACCTTAAGTCTGCAGCTAACACTAAGCTTAGTGGCGGTACTAATGCGGTAGTTCCTCAGTTTTTAGAGACAGGTGGAACTATTACTTTCTTACCTACTTACACTGGCGCGACTACTGCAGGTAAGGTTATCCTTATGATTGAGTATGTTGAGATTGAGCGTGGTGAAGAAGGTGAGCTTACTGAGTTCTCTGCTACCTAAGGGGCCTGGAGGGTAGAAATACCCTCCTTTATTTACTTATGGCTACAGTTGAAACTATATTACTTCGTGTAAGAGATATTTTAGGCGATCCAGATAAGACGCGCTGGACCGACGACTCTCTTATCCGCAGACTAAATGAAGGTTTAGTTGATATAGCTAAAAAGACTGAAGTCTTTAAAGATTCTATTTCTATTCAAATAGTTAAAGGTAAACATTTTTACGAACTTCCTGATGATTTTGTTCTAATAAAAGGTGTCCTATTTGCACAGGAGCCTTTACCTGTTTATTCTGCACAACAAATGGTACGTCTATTTGGTAATGATTGGCGCATGCACACGACTACAAGCGAACCTTTAGCTTGCATTACAGACAGACAAGATGCTAAGACTATCCGTATTTATCCTCGTCCTTATATAGACGATTTATATGATCTTTATAATTTTACTCCAGATCCTTACGGCATAGAAGACGCTATTACAGATTACGTTTTTGATACTAACGTTGGATTAATTGGCGACATCTTCGATATTAATTTGCTAGACGTAGATTTAGATACTTTTGGTATTATAGCAGACGCATTAGAGGGTGACTTCATTACTATAGAATACATAAGAAGACCCATTGAAATTACTACAATAAATCAAACACCTGAGTTACCCCCTGCTTATAATACCGCTTTAGTTCGATATATAGCTGGTACTGCTTTAAGAGACGATACAGATACGCAGAATAGGGCTATGGGTAACGAGGAGCTAATTATCTATCAAAACGAGTTAAATGATATTAAAAGCATGGGACTACATTCTAATACTTCTGCTGCGCACAATAATACTTCTGAATATAGAGGCATGGGCGAATGAGAATAACTACTTTTGATGGTGGCTTAAATACTAGAGTAGATTCTCATCTTATTAAAGTCAATGAGGCGAGAGAACTAATTAACGTAGATACAGATAAAGCTACACTAACTCCTATTAAAGATAAACTGTTAGTTAGCGAAACTTCTGGTAAGTATGGGTATTATTTCTCTTCTTTAGGACAATGGTTTTTTGACACTGCGCCTGCTGACTATATTGAATACAAAGATATTTTATATAAAACAGACAGAGTCGGCCTTCCTAAGAAAATAATAGGAGGAACTGAATACGACTTAGGTATAGAAGCTCCAATAAGCGGCACTATAACAACAGCCACTTCTGCTCCTAATCCAGTTTCTAGAGTGGATTTCACTAGTTCTAATACTGGAGGTTCTGATCTTCCTACGGGTACTTATGAATATAAGATTATTAATAGAGATTCTACAACTTTACTAGAATCTACTTCGTATTTCGAAACGCCTACTAATGAAGCTACAGCTAAACCCGATGTAAATCAAACGGTAAGCAAAAACACTTCTGGTACTACTATTGCAGGAATTAAATATACGAACTATCTTTCTGGCACAGTTACGTCAGGTGACAATGAAATAGACATAGATGTCAATGATACTCATGCAGATGAAATAAAGGTATTCCGACGTTTTGATGGTACATGGAGAGAGGTAACTGCAGGTTTTGTGTCTATGCCTGCTACTATTACAGATAATGTGTATGACATATCAGCTAAAGCTGCATTAGATGAAGATAGATTTATTACTGGCACTATTACTTACGCAATAACTAACTATGATTCTGTTAGAGGAGTAGAGTCTGCGCCTATTTTAACTAGCGAAGTCGAAGTAAGTAAAGGACAAATCACTTTAACTAATATACCCGTTTCTGCCAATACTTTAGTTGATAAGAAAAGAATTTACAGAATAGGGGGCAATTTAACTTCTTACAGTTTAGTAGCTACGATAGATAATGCAGCTACATCTTTTACTGATAGTATAGCTGATACTGATATAATAGGAACTATATTAAGTACAGTAGATAACGATCCTGCTCCAACAGGATTAAGATACTTAAAAGAATCTTATTCAATGTTATTTGGAGCGCTAGAAGATAAACTTCGCTTTACGCCAATAGGTAAACCTGATGCATGGCCAGAAGAATATTTTTTAGACTTTCCTGCTACTATTACAGGTATAAGCAAAACCGCTATAGGCTTGTTAGTCCATACTTATTACACTACGTTCCTTATAACCGGCACAGGTCCTACTTCTTTCGTACAACAGCCGTTGGCGAACGATCAAGGCTGTATTTCTCACGATTCTATACAAGAAACTAAAGATACTGCTATATGGGCAAGTACAGATGGGATATGCATTTCAGATGGTTCGGATGTAAAGGTTATTTCAAGAGACAAATTAGGAAAGTTAGCTTTATCTGTAAGTAATTCTACTTTATTTGACCAAGTTTATAGACTACACTTAACGGACGGCTTAACTTTAGCTTTAGATTTTGAGAGAGGTATATTTAAGAGGTTTAGATATGGTGTAGATAGTTTAGCTATTGCTAATGATGAGTTGTATGGAATAGACTTAAACAATGATTTATACAAGTTAGAAGCTAGCGAATTGTTAACTACTCTAGAGTACAAATCTCCTAATTTTGCTAGCGGTTCTTATACAGTAGAAAAAGCTTTTACTGATGTTAAATTTCATGTTATAGGTTCTGCAGAAATTAGTGTTTATATCGATGATACTTTAGCTTTAACTCAAACTAAACTTACTACTGGTATACACGAGTTAAAGCTGCCTGAAGCACAGAAACGAGGAGTTACGATATCTTTTGAGGTTAAAACTTCTGGAATAGTTCGTGAATTATCTTGGCCGGAGGCTAGCATTAATGGCTAATCAGACTATAATAAGCGTACCTACAAAATTCGAAGAATTTAAGCAAGTAAGGGCTTTTGCTATAAAACTAGTAGAACAATTAGATATCGTGTTAGGTTATAGAGGCAATGACGGGTATCAGACAGAAACTGATGCTGCGGATACAACTGAATTGACTTTAACTTCAATTGCTGCTACGGCATTTGCGCTAGAAGCAGAACTAGACGCAGTAGTTGCAAGAATAGATGCTACTGAAAACGATATAAATACTATTCAACAAGGTACAAGCATTTCGGATACTTCTTACACTGCACCTACACGTTCTGCAGGATATGTTCAAGCAGAAGCACAAGGTGTGGCAGATGATTTAGAAACAGTTTCGGATAAATTAGACACTTTGCTAGGCGTATTACGTTCTGCAGGCATTTTAACTTAAGGGTTAATTATGGCGTTAAAAATAAATGTAAATGTAGCTACACGAGATGGAGTGACGGATAATCCGGATATTATTAATACCCTATACCCACGGTTACTGAGGTACAAAATCCTATGAGTTATTATAAACCACTAGCCGCTAATTTTTTAGAATTAGCTCAATTAGAAATATACAAAACTTACGGCCATCGAACTACTATTAATAGAAAGACTCTACGAAAGTATGGCAGGAGCACCGACGTAGGTACAACAGAAATAGATATAAATAGTTGGAATGTTACGGCTACTCCCACTGAAACTTTACCTTCTACTAATGCAATAGATTCTATTAGTAGTAGTAATGCTGCAGATACTGCAGTTGTTGTATATATTGAAGGTATGACAATTTCTAGTGGAGTATTAACTTTTGTGTCTCAAACAAAAACACTTAATGGCCAAAGTAAAGTTACATTAGATACTCCTTTAGCTAGATGTACTAGAGTGAGATGCGCTGCGGTGGGTGATATTTATGTATATCAAGATTCTGCTATTACGGCAGGAGTACCTAATGATTTGTCTAAAGTGCACAATAAAGTGCTCGCGGCAGAAAACACTAGCTTAAAAGCAGGAACAAGTATAGCAAGTACCAATTATTTTATACTTACACATTATTGGGCCACTATGGGTAAAGCTGCAGGGTCCGCTGCAGTTGATGTGCGAGTTAAAATAGCTAATCTAGACGACGAAATTCTAGGTAATAATTTTTATACAGACGACATTTGGGCTGTAAGTCTAGACTCTCCTTTAGAACAGCTTGTACTGCCTTATGAAATAATTAAACCTAATAGCGATATTGTCATGACAGGAGTGGCTTCATCTGGCACTCAAGCAATAAATGCAGGTTTTATGGGATTTTTCGCTGATATAGTGAGCTAATATGACTAAAAGCACCGAGATTAAAAAATTACAAGAAACTATGCTAGCTTTAGACGAAAGTCAGAAAGTTGAAATGCACGTGGATCATTTCTTTTCAGACGGAGTATACGCAAGAGTTTGCACAATAGAACCAGGCTGTGCGGTAATAGGCAAAACACACAAAACAAACCATTTATCGGTTATTTTAGAAGGAACTATTACTATTAGCTCTAAATACGGGACAGCCTTATACAATGCACCGTATATAATTCACTCTATGGCAGGTGACAAGCGAGCAGTAATAGCTCATACTAAAGTTAAGTACATGACTATACATCCTACAGAAGAAACAAATATAGCTAAGCTTGAAGAAATGTTAGTAATTGACGATTCAAAGCAACAAGAAGTTATTGAGGAGCAGAAAAAATGTCTTTCGGAGTAGTCGCAACAGTAGTAGGAGCTGGCGCCGCTGTAGCAGGGGTATCTGAAGCTCGAAAAGGTCGGAAAGATGCGAAAAGAGCTGCTAAAAATGAGTTAGCTTTTGCTCAGCAACAATATGACGATTGGTTTGCAGCTTTTGGAGACATCCAACAAAATTTATCTAATTACTATCAAAATTTAACCCCTGCTTTTATTGAGTCGCAAGAATTGCAAGCATTTGAGCAAGAAAAAGCAGCCACGCTAGAAAACGTAAGGACAACTTTAGAGCAAAGAGGCATAAGTACTTCAGGTTTAGCTGGGGATATAGAGAAAGATATCGAGATATCTTCTGCAGCAGAAAGAGCAAAAATAAGGGCGGAAGCTCCTATGAAAGCAGCTACAGAACAGAGAGATTTTTTACAAGTAGGTTTAGGTCAAAATCCTGCAGGCAACCTTAGCACTGCTTTAGGACGACAAACAGAATTAACTGCACAAAGATCGCAGCAAGCTACAGCAGGAGCCGTGCAAGCTGTAGGCGGCGCTATAGATACCACTTTTAATCAATTAAGTAGCTTGCTAACTCCTAAACAAAGCACGCCTGCTCCTGTGCAGTTACCTGCAGCTACACCAATGCAAATAATGGAGTAATTATGACAGCAGAAATATTTGGCGCAATTGCTCAAGGCATAGCAAGAAATACTAGCCCAGAGCGAGAAGCAGAAAGAGCTACAGCTCGACGCATTAAAGCAGAGCAAGAGGCTAAATTACAACGGATTAAAGCAACTTCTACTCCTGAAATGGTGCAGCTAGAAGCAGATGCTACTAAGCAAGAACTTTTAGCTTTGCGAGAAAAGAATAATCAATTAGTTAGAGGCTTTGTTAAGCAGCGCATGTTTGATTCTTTGGATCGTTATAGTAGCGATAATGATCCTAAGCATTTAACTAATATGTTAAGAGAATTTAAATCTCAAGGGCTTCCTACTGGACCTTTAGGCGATATTGTTAGATTTGATTCCTTAGCAGAGATCGATAGAACTATGTTAGAACAAACAGGTTACGATGCTGATGCAGTACTTAATTCGCCTGAGGCTAAAGAGACTTTAATGAGGGCTACTTTTGCAGATGGAACAACTAAATTATGGTCTGCAGACGGATTAAAAGCAGCTACAGGGTATGCAGATTATGCCGATAACAGAGAATTAGATCGACAATTAAAAAGGGCTAAGATAGTTAAACTGTTACAAAAAGGCCGAGCTGGAGGAAATACTAAAGATGAGCGAGAAGCTGCTAGACGAGTAGCAGAACGATTTCCAGAGTTAGAAGAAGGTTCTGCCGAATATGAATCAGCGTATAATAGAGAATTCGATAATATTATTGCTCGCAATAGACAAACTTCTGCTAGTAAACAAGAAGATGAAGTAGACGTGATTGTAGCTAACATAGATCGTATAGCTTCAGAGCGTTATGGCGCAGATTTCTTCGAGTTAGATATGTCTAAGCCACAAAACAGACGTGTATTTGAGCGTGAAATAGAGCGTATGGAGCGCATGGGTGAACTGGAATTAAGCGAATCAGAAAAGAAAAAGATTAGTTCTATAAAACAATTATTAGCCGTAGGTGGAACGGCATCGGAAGAAATATCAAATGAAGAAACAGGTATTATAGATAGATTTAGCAGAAAAATTAAAAAGTTTGTTAGCAATGAAGTAAGTGGCATAGAAGCAGAATCTGCTTATGCAGCATATAGAAACGTTTTAAGGAATGCTCTATACGGTTCTGTACTAACAGAAGGCGAGATGACAGCATTTAGAGAGCAGTTTGGAGACTTAGGACAACAAACAGGTCCCGTGTTAGCGCAGTTTAAAGTAGCTTTACAGCAATTACAAGGCGAATTAGAAGCCTTAGCTAATACAAATAATAGTTATGTAATGCACTTTAGATTAGGACGAGATGCTGAAGACTTGCAGGGTATGATAGATGGCATAGAAGAACGGTTAGAATTCTTGGATGAGTTTGAAAAAGACAAAAACGTAATTAAAGCACCTGCTAAACAAATTGACACTGGCTTAAGTGATGAAGACAGAGCTGCTTTAGATGCTATAGCTGCGGAGTAATTTAATGAAAACAGACCTAGAGACATTAAAAGATTCTTTTCACATGGGCTACGAAGCTTATTGGGAATCTCGTGTTGAAGCGGACGAAATATGGAATATGTACCATAATCGTCAGTGGACACAAGATCAATTAGCTATATTAGAAAACAGAGGGCAGCCGAAAGAAACTTTTAACATAATAAAACTCTTTGCTAGAATGTTAGTAGGATATTATTCTACTGTAGTTAACACTGTGCGGGCAGAGCCTACTCAAAATAATGACCAAACCATTGCTAGCTTAATGACAGATACTATAAACGCTGTTTTTAACCAAAATAGAATGGCCACAGAAGGCGATGAAGTAAAGCTATGTGGAATGATTGCAGGTTTAATGGCAGCACAAGTAACTCCTGTTTTTACAGGCAAAAGAGATACTTTTAATCGTCCTATTTATCGTATAGATATAAATCAGGTATATGATCACGAATTAGTTTTAGACCCTATGAGTAAAGATAGAAACTATGAAGATGCACGATTCTTACATAGATTTAAGTGGGTGCCCGCAGAAACAATTAGAAAAGTTTGGGGCCAAGCTAAGTTAGATAAGCTAACTGAGTACCATAACTTTTTAGAAGTAGAAGAAGCCGAATTTGAGTATAGCCACGGAGATCAATTTCAAGGACGTTATAGAGTATTTGACAACTACCTTATAGTTCATACTGTTATAGAAGATGACGACGGCAAGCGTTGGAATATTTTTTGGTCCGACGGAGTAGAGCTAGAGCGAAAAGAAATTACTTACAAGGAAGTAAAATGGCCTTATAGAGTAGTAAAATTACATTCTTCTAGTTATACGGAATATTATGGTATTTTTAGGGAAGTTAAAGAGTCACAAAAAGCTATCAATCAAGCTTTAGTTAAACTTCAATTAATGGTTAATACACAAAAAGCTTTTGTAGAATCTACGGCATTGGCTGGAGACATTAACGACTTCACAGATGCTTTTAACAGAGTTAATGGAGTTATTCAAGTTAAGTCATTAAAAGGAGTTAAAGTAGAAAATTTAGCTCGTGAAGCACTAGAACAATATGCAGTTATAGACAGAGCATTTGACAGAATCCAAAGAATTCTTAGTGTTAATGATAGTTTTCTTGGTATGGCCTATGCTTCAGATTCGGGCAGAAAAGTTAAATTACAGCAAAACGCTACTGTAATGGCTTTGCGCTATTTAACTGTACGTATTGAAGCATTTTATGAGCTGTTAGGTAAAGATGTGGTTAACTTAGTTAAACAATATTTTACTGCTAATCAAGTTTTAAGACTTTCTGACGAAATAGTAGGAAGACGTTATATAGAGCTGAATAAACCTATGATGGTTTGGTCAGGGCAAATGGATGAAACAGGTCAGCCTATTATGAGACCTATATACGAGCAAGTATATAACCCGGAAACTAATGAGCCTGAAACAGACGACGAAGGTAATTTAGTTTTTGCTCCTGTTCCAGAAGAAGGTACTGAGATTGCTTTTACTGATTTTGACATTACTATAGAAAGCGTAGCATATAATGACGAAGATGAACGTACTCAGCTTATGCTAGAGCAAGTAATGTCTGGTAACGTAGGCCAAATGATGTCTCAAATAAATCCGGCAGGATTTTTCCGAATGAGTGCTCTAATGTTACGCACTTTTAAAACTAAGTATAGTCCAGAAGTTTCTAGAATACTACAAGAAACTGCTCAAATGCTAGGCGGAAACCCCCAAATGGAAGATGCTGCAGCTATGATAGCACAAAATACAGGGCAAGGAGACAACCGAGGATCTAACAGCCAAAGTTTAAAACTGCCTACTAATACTAATGAGGAAGCATAATGGCTTTTGACGAAGCAGCATTTAGACAAAAAGCAACTGCAGCAGGATTTTCTGAAGAGAAGATTTCTGCGTACATAGCAGAAAAAACTGCAACTAGTTCTGTTCCGGAAGTAGTTGAGCCAGAAATTAAACCTTTAGCTAAACCGACAGTTTCTTTCAATAAAGAAGGCGGATATTCTTTCTTTCCTGCTTTACCAGAAGATGAGGTAAGACAAATAGCTTCAGCCATCGGAGTAGATCCTTCTACTGAAGATGGGATAAATGCAACCTATTCTCAAGCACAACGCCAAAAGAATTGGCAAAGAAGTGGACAAGAGTTATTAACAGATCTACAAGAATTTAACAACGTAGCACGACCTTTTTCGGCTATTAAAAGTACTTACAATACTGCTGCGAATGCTGAATATGAGCAGATGAAACGCCAAAGCATAGAAAATATATTGTCTATGGCAGCAGACCGAGGATTACAAGCAGAATATAGAAACGGCGAATTTGTTGCTTACGACGAGCAGGGTAACCTACAAAAAATCACGCCCTCTTTCCTTCAATCTATAGGGGCAGAGAAATTTGAAACTGTAGGAGCAATCGCAGGCGCTGCTGCAGGTTTAAGGGCCCCTGTAGCTCATCCTTTGGCAAAGCTTGTTGCTGCCATGGCAGGAGGCGCAGCAGGAGCAGCTTTAGGAGAGTCTGTTGATTATTTAGCTTCTGCTGTAGAACTTCAAGAAGAGTTAGACGCTAAAGTAGCGGCAGAAAAAGCTATGGGAGCCGCAGCAATGGACGCCTTATTAACTGGAGGCATTGCTGCCGGAGGTAAAGTTTTAAGCAAATTAGGGGCAGCAGGCTGGAATTCCGCAAAGCACGCCTTTAGTTTAGTTAAAGATGGTAATACTGTAGGCGCTCACAAAGCATTAAAAGACGCTTTAGGTTATATTACAGATGAAGAAGCGCAAGAAATAGTGGCTAGATGGGAACGGCTACACCAACAAAAAGCACCAGGTAAAACAACGAAAGAAAAAGCTATTTCTATTCTTCCTCGTACAACTCCTGGAGGCGAGACAGTAGTTGCAGCTGCGGCCAGAGAAGATGCCAAAGCGGCAATTACTTTAAGAGCAGACTTAAACGCAAGGGCTCAAACAGTCTTAAATTTTGCAAAAAATCCTGCTGAAACAGGTGCCAATTTGCGCCAAGCTTTATCGGATTATACTACATCAGTAAGAAATGCCTATGCAGAAACTAAAGCTGCAGCAGATTTTGCCCCTAAAGGTTACGAATTTAATCTTGTAAACAAATCTCTAGTTCCTGCTTTAGAAGAAACTATAGAAGAAATTGCTGACCCTTCTGTAGTAGAAAAGTTGCAGCGAACTTTAATTCGAATAGAACAACGAACAGAAAGTAGGACTTTTCAAGACTTATTAGACTTAAGAGAAGCATTAAATGAATTTAAATATGCTAATAAAATAACTTCTAAGTCTAAATTTGTTGCAAATGAAGCTGTTACGGCAGCGCGGAATGAAGTAGACCAAGAAATTGCTAGAGTCGCAAAAAACACTAAAGAAGGCCAAGAATGGTTAAAGCAGTGGAAAGATGTTAATAAAGAGTATGGCCAATATAAAATGTTACAAAAGAATGCTTTATTTAATTTTGTTACCAAAAAGAGCAAAGGCATCAATGAGAAAGACATAGCTAAAGCTTTAGTGAAATATGGGCCGTCTATTGACGACACTTATACAGATGTTATGGCTAAAATACCTGCGAAAACTCGTGCTACTGTGGAGAATGAAATTATAGACGTATTAACGAATAAATTCGCTTCTGGAGAGACAGAAGGGTTTAAAGCTATCTCTTTTCCTGATTTAGCGCAAGAGTTGCAACTATATAAATTTAATTCACCTAAAGCTATTACTTTACAAAAAGCTGCGCAAAAGTTTGCGGAAGTATATAAAAACGATAAGTTATTGTTCCAAATGAATCCTCAATTGCAACATGGAGCAGGCCAAACTATAGCTACTACTATTGAAGGTAAAGCTAAAATGCAAATGGTCAATTCTATGTGGCGTAGAATTAAAGATATTGTAGGCGGATCTAAAGCAGATGTAAACGCTTTAATTAACAAAACTGCAGAAGCTTTAGAAAATCCTTTAGATGCAAAAGCTGCTAAAAGAGTATTAGACGCTATTGGTGAAGATGAAGAATTAAAAGCTGCCTTTACCTCTCTACAAAAAGAAATGGCTAAAGAAGCTGCCGAAGGTAATGTAGGAAATAAAATAAAACTTTATCAGAAAGGCACTACAACTTATACTACTCCAGGCAGCGGAAGAAAAGAAATTAGCAGTATTCCAGCGCACAGAATGACAAGCGCAGACACTGTAGAAAATTTACTAGGACGAGAGATTAAACAAAGCTCAGATCTTAGTAAAACAGAAAAAGCCCTGCTTTTAAACCAAGGGTTTGTTGGATTAAGGTTAAAAGACGGCACAGTGCTACAGTTGAGGTAATCATGAGTGAGTTAGATCAGATCAGTCGTTTATTAGGTAATATAGAAGCTAAACAGGATGCAACTAGTCAAAGAGTAGATGCAATAAGCTCTAAATTAGGTGCATTGCATGATAATAACGAAGAAATAAGAAAAGAAGTAAAATTGGTTGCAGCGCGTTTAGACACAATAGAATCTGATTTAAAACTAAGGATTGAACCTTCTGTGGAAGAACTGCAGGATTTAAAACATAAAGGTATGGGAGTAGTAGCAGCTATGAGTGTGGTATTCACTGTTATCGGCTACGCTGCGTCTAAACTAATTAAACATTTTTTTCATGTGTGAGGTAACTTATGACAGAGCGAACTATAACTAAAGTATTAGCCGCCCAAGAGGATTTAGCTTTAGGGCAAGGTTCTACCGTACAGACTCGACAAGGAGTTAACACAACAGTCACATTAATGGATTTACCGTGGGTATATACAACAGTAGGCGAAATAGGTCTGTTAGATACAACGAAGTTAAAGCATTGCATGCTATCAAAAGATAATTATTTCACCTTCTATCGTTTTGATGCTGCCTCTGCTGAAATTGTAGATAATTATAACTTTATCGCTGCGCTAGGAGGCGGGCAATGGGTGCGTACGGCTATTACAGGCACAGAGCAAACTTTCGTTTCTGTAAGTGAGATGCAAAGCAATACAAATTTAGTTGTAGGAGATAGAGTAAAAACTCTAGGATATTACTCTGCTGGAGACGGAGGAGCAAACTCTTATGAAATAGTGGCCGCTGCAACAGGAACTGATGACGGCGGACGCTATATAGATTTAGTTACGCATCAAGCAAAAGGACTATTTCCTGATGGCAAAAGAAATGTGAGGCAATGGGGAGCAAAAGGAGATAATAGTGCGACTGATACAAGCTATCTTCAAGCAGCTATCAATGCTACGACTGCAACGGGAGCTGGATTACCCGCAGGCGCACTTACTTTAGATTGGTTAGATGGCACTTATTTAATTGATGCTTCTCTTACAGTTGACGGCACTTTTAACTGGATTGGGACAAGTAAAACAGGCACAGAAATTAAAGCGCTTGCAGGTGTCACGGAAATGATTTCTTTGCCTGATTCTGTGATAGGCGATACCTCGATTACACAAAGATCTTCTATTACCGGTATGCGGTTTATAGGCAATTCAATTGCAACGCATGGGATTAAAGGTTATACTAATAACTTTACTATGCGAGATTGCTATATAAACGCGACATTAACTTCTGCAATTGATATTAGTTATGGCTGGTCGATTGTATATGATAATGTGGAGATTTCCAATAATTCTGGTGACGGGATAACCGCGAGAGGTCAAGGCTCTAACAATTCAGTATCTATTACCCATTGTAAGATATTCAGCAATAGCGGTGTAGGAGTCATAGCGGGATCTTCAACAAATTCATTCACAATAGATTCCGGTACAACTATTGAATTGAACGCGAAAGGCGGTGTACTACTAACTAATGATTTAAGAAATTGTACAATAAGAGATAGTTATTTTGAATCAAACGCTAATACAGGCTACACGTTTACCACTCCGGCTGAAACTATTAAAGCCGATATTATAATTAATGGTGGAGGTACTACTAATCTAAGCTATGGTGCTCCTTGTGTTAACACTGTTATAGACAGTAATTATGTGGCTAGCGGAGGCGGTACTGCGTTTATTTATGCGACTGGAATGAACGGTGGGCGAGTATCTAATAATACATTACATAACTCTACAGCTTCGCTAATAGCCA